ATTTATTTTTTTATTTATTTTTAATTTTTTTATTTATTTATTTATTTTTTATTTATTTATTTTTTAATTTTTTTATTTATTTATTTTTTTATTTATTTTTTTTTTAATTTTATTTATAGGTTGAAACTGTCTTCGTTTATAAACTTTTGTAAGTTTTCTTGCCATTCTGTTTCAGGTTTTGATGGCAAATATTCATTCAATGCTGCCATAAATTCATTCCATCTAATGTACATAACATCTGGTGCGGTATAAAAGCAACTATTTAATATCCAATTTAATTTTTCAATTAAATCGGTTTCAGTGGACGGAATAATTTTTAACGAATTACTAATAACATTCATAAGATTTCTGCTAGGTCTAGAAGTCATTTTTTCTTCTGTTGTTATTACTTGCAATATTTATTTAAATTAGTTTAAAATATTATATACCTTTTCTCATTTAAAACACCCATTTTAAATGAGATTTATAAATAAGCCTTCTTAATTTTCCGTGTTTTATTATTTGGTATATATTTTTAGTGTAATATTTTTATCGTTTATAATTCGCTTAATTTGCGATTTATTCAAATCTACATCAGGGGTTTTATTTTTTAACAAATACAATAAATTTTTAATTGTAATAATTTTATTTTTATTTAATTATTGCGATAAAAAATCAACATATTTTTTAGCTTATTTGATAGTGGTTTCCTATAATATATATCAACATTACCATCATTTTCATATCTATCAATTCATCTCATTAAACTTATACGAGAACATTTAAATATTTTACATACTTATTCTTGTGATTTTTCTTCAACTAAATAATATTGCACAGAAGTTAATTTATAATCATAGACTTTACGAGACATTATAATATTATAATTAAATAAATAAATAGGCATTTTTTTCCAAGGCATTTTTTTCCAAGGCATTTTTATTTTATATAAAAAATGGTATAAAGAATTGCCTTATAGTATATATATAAATGATACAAATGACATATCTACAAGATAAAATAAATACGTTTTTTAAAAAAAGAAATGAAATATTTAAAAAACCACTTGAAAAAATTATAAATATTATGTTAAATAAGTGTAAATATATTAATGGAGAAAGTTTAGAAAGACATAATTGGGGAAATAATCCGATAAAATTAAAACATATTCCAAAAAACATTAATTTACCTTCATTTGAAGAAGATTTATTAAATTCACTAAATTTAGAAGATAATGAAAAATCAATAGTAGAATTATTATGGGGAGACATACAGCTTGGAAAAAGAGTTCAAGCATGTATAATTATGTGGATTTCGGTTCATATACTAAAAAGACCTGTTTTATATATTTTTAGAAATTTAACAATAGATCAAAAACAATTACAAGATGATATAGTTGGAACAGAAAATTACAATTTTAATATTCAATTTATAAAAACATTATTTCAAGAATTTAATAATGAACTCCAAGAATATTTTGAGGAAACAAATATTGAATATTGGAAAGATTATAAACTTCCAGAACTAAAAGATATAAATAGTAATGATATTATTAGTAAATTAAGTAATAAAGAAGCAATCAATTCAAATGACATATTTTGTTGTTTAATGAACCATAGTCAGTTAGCAAAACTAAATGCAAAATTTAGTGAGTATATTTATTACAATGATGAACTTGTAAATATAACCACATTAGTTGATGAAAGTGATTTAATGAGTCCTACATCTTCAAACGATAGAACTAATGATAATGATAAAAAAGATTCCACTGCTTGTGAAATATTGCTTGCCAAAATATATAAAAAAGTAAAATATGCACTACATATTACAGGCACGGCGCATTCATTGTTATATAATATAACAACCAGATTAAGCGACCATACTGATATACAAATTAAGATATCAAAAGTTCATAAAATGAAGAGATCTGACGATTATTTTGGATTATTTAACAATTCCATAAATTTTAATACTAAACTTGTTAAATCGTGGTGGGATTATCAAGATATAGAAAATCACAAAAAAAAAAAATCTTATGATATTGTTGAAGATTATAATATAAATATAAAAAAAATAATAGAAGAAATACTAAAAAAACCTACAAGTAAATATAATTCGTTATTGATAAGTGAAGAAAAAATAAGAGCAAATCAATTTTGTTTAGTAGATAAAATAATTAAAGATTATCCCAATCTATTTATCATAATATATCATGGAAATTGTTTAAGATTATATATTTCAAAAAATTATGAAAAGGAAATTAATTTTTGGTCTAAATGGGACTCAAAACAATCATCAACAAACCAAAGATTATGGCAATCTGGGGGAATATATGAGTCATCTATTGATACTGAAAAATCTGAAAAACTACCTAATAATTATTGCTATTTCAGTATTAACACAAAAATATTAAATATAAAATTTGTTTATAAATTATTAAGAATTTTATTTGAAAAAAGTGATACCCCAATTTTATGTAAAACAATTATAACAATAACAGGTAAATATGGAGAAAGGGGATATTCTTTTACGAGCGACGATTATGACAATTATTCATTACATTTAACAGACCAGTATTTTGTGTCTCACGCATCATTAAACTGCACTGACATTTCACAACGATTACGATTACAAGGAAAATATAGTGATTTAGACTTAAAAAATGGAAGTATGAAACTTACTTTATGGACTACTCCTGAATTACAAGATATAATACAGAATTTTTATGTTAAATTTATAAAAGAAATAGAAAAATTTGTTATGGGTTGTGAGACTTGGGAAGATATTAAAGATTTATTAGAGAGTATAATAGATAATGGTGATTTTAAGTTTGGTAAATATATGAAATATATTGATGTGTCAAAGAAAAGAAAAAATTTAAAGCCAATTAAACATTATGACAGAAAAATAGGTGGTTATAAATTAATTGTTATTGACGATATGAATGATACAGAAATAAGTGAATGGTGTAAAGAAACAAAATTACCTGATTATATTTGTATTAATGAAATAAAAGAAATGAATCAAGATGACTTTATTGATAAGTATAAAATAAAACAATATTATTCAACAAAATACGAAGAAAAACAAGGAACTAATGATGAAGACAAAGACAATTATTATAATTTAAAATTAAATAGAAATCACATTGATGAACCATTTGGTAGAAAAATAAATAATTATATAAAAGAAAAAAAAATTTCATCGTATATATCTGCTGTTAATGTAAGAACACAAGAAGTATGTAAAAAACCTATTAGAATATTAGATTTTATAAATAATAAAACACATACATTTTATTTTGATAAAGATAATTATACTTTACAAAAATCAAATACGAATATAAAAAAAACTCCATATTCTGTTGTTGGTGATAAAGTAAAATATTCTATTCTTAAAGAAGAACATAAACAACAAAATGATCACGGATATATAAATGAAGATGGAGATGATTTTATAGAAGACGATAATCAATTACCAGAAAAATATTATTGGAAAACACCCGATGGTTGGTTATATTTGTATGATAAAGACAAACCAGAAATTATTTCATTAAATATAGTAGAACCTCTGCCAATTAAAAATGTTATACAAACAAATATTTCAACGGAACAATTCATTAATAGTGACATATTACTATTCTCAAATTCGTGTTGTAAAAAAGCTGATAAACCAAACTTAAGAGTTGGATTAAAAGAAATATTCGAAATATATGAAACATGGTGCAAAATAAATGAAAAAAAATGTTTAAAAACTCAAAAAAAATTTAAAGAAGAGTTTGAAAAAACAACTTATAAAGAAGAAAAAAGCAAAGGTGTTGATGTAAATAATAAAACAGGCAAACGAGGTTATAATATTAGGGTTTCATTATAATTTGACTTAAAAGTATTTTTGCAAATATTAATAATATGAAAGATTATATTATTAATTCTTTTATTTTACAGGATAATAATACACTAATAGATATATATAAATATATAAAGTTTCGTTATGATAATTCAGTCGAAATAAATGATATAAAAACAGAATTAACTAAATTAATTAAAAATAATCTTATTTTTTTTCATAACAATAATTATAAATTATCAAAAGAAGGTAATGTAATATTAAACGACCATAAGTATTATTATTCAAAAATTATTATTAATTTTTATAAAAAATATAATAATAATTACATAAAATATGAATTAAGAGAGATTAGACAAGAACAAAAACAATTAAGAAATTATTTAATTTCTAATAAAAAACAAATGTGCATAATTTGTGAAAAAAAATTGCCATTATGTTTATTAGAAACAGCACATCTAAAACCAAGATGTATATTAAATAATAATGAAAAAAATGATAAAAATATTGTAGAATTTATGTGTAGATATTGTCATAATTTATACGACAATGGATTTTTAGCTGTTTATAAAGGATTATTACAAGTTTCAACATTTATAAATCAATATGATTTACATTATAACAATAACAAACAAATACATAATTACAATTTACAAAATGAAATATATTTTATTTTTCATTATAATTATATCTATAAAATGGGCGTTTGAAATGTTAAAAGGTGTAAAACAAAAATAACAAAATGCTTTTATTTAAGATAAAAATGATGCATTAAAAAACTCACCAATCCTAATAAAACATCACCTAATAAAATTTTCCATGCTTCTTTTTTATTACCAAATAAAATAGTCCAAGAAAACCAATAATAAAGCAATGAATGAAGAGGTCTCAAATCATTCCACCATATTTTCTCTCCTCCAGTCTCTAAACCAGTCTTTCTTAATTTAAAAATATATATGACAATAAATCCTGTTGCCATTATAAAAGCGATATAACCCAATAATATTTGTATCCAATTAGAACCATATTTTGCTAAAACGACAAAAATCAAACGCATAGGAATACATCCAAATAAAAATAAAAAATATCTTTTTTGTAGTGGTGTCAAATTCATATAATAATAATTATATTTTATTTTATTTTATTTTTTCAGTAATAAAAATAAAAATTGAAATACTATTTAATATTTATTTAAATTTAAATAGTCAATACAATTAGATGTCGTTTAATACATTCTTTGAGAAACAATTTAATTCGTGCAAATTTTGCAATCTTTCTGCACATAAAAATAGCTTTTGCCCTGTTCTTATAAATCATATGAAGGCACAGGTTGCTGAAAATGAAATTGTTGCTGCTGAAAAAATGAAGATGAAAATGTCTCGCTATACAGAAGAAGAAAAATGTCGCATTGCTGAATGGATGTTTGCCAATACTCCTACAGGACGTCTGATTGGATTAGAATGGCAACCTTATCTAATGAAACAAATTGAAGGTAAAAAGAAAAAACATTTGAATTCATCAATTTCTTCGCCTAGAACTATCATGGTTAAAGGCGTTCCCTCAATAACGTCATACAAAAAACGTAAATAAAAATGAAACAAATAAATGATAATAAAAAA